AAATGTTAAACAAGAAAGTAATCGTAAGAGGGGACAGATCGGGGGTGTTCTTTGGAACGCTGACGAAAAAGGACGGCAGAGAGGTAGAACTTGAGAATTGCCGCAGACTTTGGTATTGGGACGGTGCAGCCTCAATTTCACAATTAGCTACAGACGGGACAGTGAGGCCCAATAACTGCCAATTTACCGTAACAGTTAGTAGAATTGCTATTCTGGACGCAATCGAAATCATTCCTTGTACAGAAAAGGCGATAGAAAGTATTGAAGGTGTAAAAGAATGGAAGCGTTAAAAAAGTGGTTATTCAATGAAGCCGGTGCCGGTTACGGTTCCGGTTACAGTGACGGTGACGGTTCCGGTTCCGGTGCCGGTTACGGTTCCGGTGACGGTGCCGGTTACGGTTCCGGTTCCGGTGCCGGTTACGGTTCCGGTGCCGGTTACGGTTACGGTTACGGTTACGGTTACGGTTACGGTTACGGTGCCGGTTACGGTGACGGCATTAAAATGTTCGATGGAAAAGCTGTCTATCAAGTAGATGGCATACCTACCATAATAGACAAAGTAATGCTATCACTTGCTAAAGGCTATATTTTAAATAATGATTTTACGCTCACGCCTTGCCGCATTGCAAAAGAAAACGGATATTTTGCGCATGGTAAAACATGCAAAGAAGCGCAAGAAGCGTTGCAGGCTAAAATCTTTGAAAATATGGATACAGAGCAGACTATTGATAAATTCATAGAAACATTCAAAAAGGGCGAAAAATATCCCGGTCATATGTTCTACGAGTGGCACCACTATTTGACAGGCTCATGCAAAATGGGACGGGATTCATTCGTACATAATCACGGGATAAACCTTGACGATATGTACACAGTAGATGAATTTATGGAGCTGTGCAAAAACGATTACGGACGCGAGATATTCCAGCAATTAAGTGATAGGTGGAATAATGGTATAATATAATCACAGTAAAGGAAAGGGAATATGGGTGTGTAATATGGATAGAACATTATACGCAATGATACTAATAATGTTGGTGCTGTCAACAATATGTTATTTGGTTGGTTATAGTGTGGGGTTAGGTATATTATGACAAGGTTAGAGAAATACGCAAAGAGATATGGTGACATACCATATCCAGAAAACATAAGTGAGAAACAGGCGAAAAAGTATGTTGAAACATATGTTAAGTTGGGACGTTCACGAGGTCATGCCAAAGGTGAAGTATTAAAAAAATATAAGAAGACCATATCAAGACTTAGAAAATCTGGTTATGTCGTCTCTGATAACATCAAGTTACCTGCAAAATACGACACATTATACATATACGCGCAATCCTTTAAACCCAACCCACAAACAGGCGAGGTTTATCCGGGTTTATATGCACGTGGCAAGTCGTTCGGGGTTAAAACAAAGCCGTCACCACCGACACCGCCTAACATTTATGAGTTGATTTATTTTAACACAATTTCATATATAAGAGATTTTGAGGCAACGTCTAATCGTAAGGCAGAGGGCGCTCCCACCTTGCTTGACTTTTTTGAGGGCATTGCAGAAGTATATGGAAATGAAATTGCGGGGAGGTTGATAGATGAGGCAGAAAAAGCGGGCGAGACAATAACAGCAGATGAATTATACAACGAAACAGACGCGCAATCATACACGCGAAGTGTAGAAAGATTTGTAAGAAAGGTTTTAGAGTTATTACCACAAAGCGATTGATAGGGGGTGATAATATGACATTTGTTGGGGATTTTGAAACGACGGTGTATGAAGGACAAGAACGCACAGATGTGTGGGCCAGTGGTATTTGCAACATATCAGATTTAAGCTGTGTTGTTCATAACACTATCGGTAAAACATTTTCATATCTTGAAAACGTCGGTGAGGATGTTATCATATATTATCACAACTTAAGATTTGATGGTGAATTTTATGTCTCATATTTACTGAATGAATTGAAATACAAATATTACGAGGGTGACCGCAAAAAGAAAAAAACCTTTAAATGTGTGATATCGGACGCGGGATTGTGGTTTAACATCACAATAACCACACCCAAAAATATAATATCAATTCGCGATTCGCTCAAATTGATACCGCTATCTATCGAGGATATGGGTAAAGCCTTTAATACAGTACACCGAAAAAGCACGATTGAATATAAAGGCTTTAGAAAGGCGGGTGGGGTGATTACAGAACGCGAGGAACACTATTTGAAAAATGACTTGTTGGTATTAGCTGAAAGTTTACAACATATGTTTGCTGTGACGACCAAAACCACAATATCATCAGCAGCCCTAAGTGAATTTAAAAAAACATTTTATGGTAGAGATTATCGCGAGTGGTTCCCGAACTTAGAAGCCGTTGAAACGCCCGACTATTTTGATGAAGAAAACGCCGATGAATTTATACGAAAAAGCTACAAAGGCGGGTGGTGCTATGTAAACCCAAAAATACAGGGTCGAGAAGTGGGAAAAGGAAAAACATTTGATGTTAACAGCTTATACCCAAGTGTAATGCACAGCAGTTCAGGGTGTGTTTATCCTGTAGGGAAGCCCTTTTTTTTCAAGGGCGACATCCCAGCCAAGGTGAAGAATTCTTCAATGTATTATTTTATAAGGATAAAAGTTAAATTTAAACTTAAAGATGGTTATTTACCCACGGTGGCGAGTGGTGGGAGTATGCGGTATGGCGGTGTTAAATGGTTGACATCAAGCGATTATCGCTATAAAGGCGGTGATATTGACACTGTAGAAGTTGACGGTGTGGAAGAGCCAGTCTATTTTGAGTGTGTTATGACAATGACAGATTATGAATTATTTCACAAGCATTATAATGTTATATATGAGGAAGTGTTATACGGCTGTTATTTTTACGCGAAGGACGGCATATTTGATGAGTATGTTGATAAATGGGTTAGCGAAAAAATTAAATATAATGGCGGACGTAGAACAATTGCAAAGCTATTTTTAAACTCATTATACGGAAAGACTGCCGCAAATGGACGGCGCGACCACAAAATACCACACCTTGACGACGGTGTTGTGAAATATGATGTTGTTAAAGGGGAAGACAAGGAGCCTGAATACATAGCGATAGGGTCTGCAATAACCGCATATGCACGCAAATTTACAATCACCCACGCACAGGATAATTATGATTTGTTCTGTTATAGCGACACAGATTCGTGCCATTTGTTAGAGGGGGAATACAAAAACATAGAAGTTGATGATAAAAAACTTTTACACTGGAAAATTGAAGCGGATTGGGTCAAGGCAATTTTTGTGAGACCCAAATGTTATATTGAGGTTGGGGATAAGCTGGAAATAAAATGTGCCGGTCTAAATGAAAGGGGGAAAGAGTTAATGAAAATGTCTTTAACCGGTGACATACAAGAACCATTAAGCGACGAAGAGCGCGAATTTGTAAATGTTAAACGAAATCTAACAGATTTTAAGGTGGGACTGGAAATACCGGGGAAATTAGCCCCCAAACGAATAAGGGGCGGTGTGATATTATCAGAAACAACATATAAAATAAGGGCGGTATAACCGCCCTTTATAATAGCACCGCGCACGTTTGCTAAACGAGAATTTATTGGAACCATTTAAGGTTTAGCACCCAACAAAATACACGGCGATATTAACGAATTGATAATGCACTTAAAATTTTTTCTTTTACGCCAATGTTTGAAAACCTTATTAAACCACGATGAAAAAAATCCCTCATCATCTTATGTTTGGTAGAACAATTTAGATATGAATTTGAATAATCTAACACGTCATTACAATTTTTGTCATATTTTTGTGATATATAAATGACATTGATGTCATAATAAAAGAAAACCCCGAATGTTTCACCCTTATAAGTTATTGTTAGCAAGTAAGAATTTTTTCCAGACGGTTTATCAATGAGTGCCACTGAATTATTAAGATATACACCTTCTGATTCATATTTACTGTATTCATCGTCAAAGGCAGAGTTAAAGGTAGAATTTTTCAGAGAATTTGCCGCCCCGGAATTAAAATTAAATTCGCACACCCAACCATTACCACGAAGAAATTTTGTGTTTGGCCTTATTCTTTCTGTGATGTGTAGGGCAGAGTAATAGGGGTTTAATAGATTCAAAGTGTTGCCAATTAGAACAAGCTTTACATATCTTGAGGGCTCACCCGCCCTTCTTGCAATTGATGTGTGAATACTTCTCACTTTTTCCACTTCGCCGGGTAGGTAGTTGTCATATTCTTCTTGAAATTCATCGAATAATATCGTTGTCACGTTTTTAAAGACATGGGAACGATTTTTTAATTTTGTTGCTTGATTGATTGAAAGGGCGAATCCACATGTTTCACCATTCAACAGCAGTGAATAATACAACCCCTTGGCGTATGGTTTTGATGTCATTTCATCATATGGAAAATATAAGTCGTGAATGTCGTTCCAAAACGCAATATGCGCGTCGGATAATTCATATCCCGTCCTATAAAGCACAACAAACTGAGAGCCGTCACGCTTAAAATTATCAATCACATGCTTATTGAAAAACGTTGTTTTTCCTGCACTTCTGTTTGATGTGACAATAAATATTTCCGGGGTGTTTTTATTTAGGTCTTTTGTATTTAATAACTTATTTCCATTATAAAATTCCATACTTTATTATAACACAAGATAAATATATGTCAAGGGTTGACAAGAAAAGGTTTTGTGATATAATATAAGAAAGGAGAGTATTGATGGAAAACATTATCACTTTAATAAACACAGCAGGCTTTCCCGTCGCTATGTGCTGTGTGTTGCTATATTATGTGAATAAGCTGATAGACGCTCACCGAAAAGAGGTTGATGAGCTTACAGAAGCAATCAACAACAACACAAATGTTATAAATATTTTATTAGAAAGGATAAACAATGAAGACAAGTAAAGAAGACATTCTGTCCAGGCTTTCCACGATTTTTGACGAGGGCGAGCTAACCGAAGAAAAAGTTAAAATTGTAGAAGATATTTCAGACACATTTGACGAATTGTCACGTGCAAGCGGCGACGTTGAAGAGGTTGAAAAGAAGTGGAGAAAAAGGTATATTGAAAGATTTGGAAGCCCGACGGTTGATGACGAGGGTGAAAAAATTGAGAAAACCGAAACGATTAAAATTGATGATTTATTTGAAGAAAGAGGTGGCAAATAATGGCAAATGTTCCGCAGCCTGTAACACTCACTAATTCCAGTGTGAATATTTTAAATGCGATTAGAAATTCGGCAACCATAGACTATAGAAGCTATGTGCCATACGCGACAGAGGACGGCGATTCAATTCGTGCTATTGGTGCCATTATTATGGACTACCCCGCACTTCAAAACGAGTTTTTAAACGCGCTCATTGGAAGAATTGGCCTTGTTATTGTCACGTCTAAATCATACCAAAATCCTTGGTCCGTATTTAAAAAGGGCGTTATGGACTTTGGCGAGACCGTCGAGGAATTATTTGTAAATATTGCCAACGTCCAGAATTACAACCCCGAAGATTCGGAGGCAACGATTTATACGCGCAACATTCCGGATGTGAAAAGCGCGTTTCATGTTGTAAACTATAAGAAGGTTTACCCTGTAACAATTCAAAATGACCAGTTGCGCTCTGCATTTTTATCATGGGATGGTATATCTGACTTAATAGCAAAAATCACCGATTCATTATACACATCAATGAATTATGATGAATACCAGACCATGAAATATCTAATTGCAAAAGCCATTATTAACGGTCAAATGGAAATTATCGGTGTTAGTGGGACGATTAGCGAAAACGTTGTTGCTTTTAAGTCAATTAGCAACGATTTGACCTTTTATTCCAACAAACATAATGTTGCTGGTGTTTATACTTCAACTCTTAAAGATGACCAATATCTCATTATCGACACCGCCACTGAAAGCCAGATGAACGTTGAAGTGCTGGCCACGGCTTTCAATATGGATAAGGCCGAATTTATGGGGCATGTTATTTTGGTTGATGGGTTCGGTAATTTAGACACCGCCCGCCTTAATGAGTTGTTTTATGACGATCCGGCATATGAGGAAATAGGGTCGGACGATTTGACCTCTCTTAATTCAATTCCTGCTGTTATTGTAGATAAAAACTGGTTTATGGTGTATGACCAGATGATGCAATTTACTGAAAACTATAACGGAAAGGGGCTGTATTGGAATTATTTCCTGCACACGTGGAAGGTAATGAGCGTGTCTCCCTTTGCGAACGCGGCCGTATTTACCACCGGAACCCCCGCTGTTACCTCCGTGGCCGTTTCACCGTCAACAGCAACTGTGGCTAAGGGCGGAAGTGTGCAGTTAACCGCCGTTGTTCAAACAACCGACTTTGCTCCTCAGTCCGTGACATGGTCATCTGGCAATGCGAAGGCTACCGTGGATTCACGTGGCTTTGTAACAATCGCGTCTGACTTTTCAGGGTCGAGTGTTGTCATCACCGCTACTTCAACCTTTAACCCGAGTAAAAAAGGAACAGCAACAATTACCGTACAATAATGTATATCGCACCTAATTCAATTATAAAAATATTGACGAATGTTCCTCTTTCAACTGGTTATGCAGACACGCTCTATTTTTCGAGTGTGTCTGCACAGACCAGTTATTTCAGCGCGAAGGTTAAACCAAACACAACGCTTGGAAGTTTAGGAACATTTTCATTCACCCTTGACAATCAAAACTATGTTCGTTCATTTAATAATTCGATTAAGGTCAATATCCCTGTTGATTTGTTAAACGACTGCAATTATGTAATGTTTCAGAATTCATCGTATACTTCAAAATGGTTTTATGCGTTTATCACTAATCGAACCATGTTGAGCAACGCCACAACCGAATTGACGTTAGAATTGGACGAGATTCAAACATGGTTTTTTGATATGACCATTCAACCGGGGTTGGTGCTTAGAGAACATAGCGCGGACGATGTGGTATTCGGCAATTTAATGCCCGAGCCGTTTAATATTACCGATTATACATATCGAGATTCTGGCGGTGTGCTTGGTATACCCGATGGTGTGGGTATGGTTGGAAGTAAGCAATGGGATGGTAGCCTGCCCCTTGCGGGTGTGGCTGACGGTGTTTTTACAAATTGTTATGTGGGTTACTGGCTGACCCCTTCCACGTCTTACACCACAATTGCAAACGCAATAAACAACTATGTTGAGACGAATGGGGCTGACAGCATAATTTCAATCTTTTTGTATTATAATAAAAATACAACAAACACAATCTATGACTTGGAATTGGACGGCTATGTGCCTAAAAACAACAAGTTAAAAACATATCCATATTCATTTGTAAGGGTCATATCTTTAGACGGCACATCCAAAGATTTTAAATTTGAGGAATCTGGCGACTTGAATATGACTATAAAAACAGAAAGCGTCTCATTTCCTGAGCCCGCTGTTCGCGTGGTAATGATTGATTATAACGGCTTAAAAGACGAAAACACGCAAATGGTTTATTCGGGTTTTCCAGTGCCAGCAATTAACACCCCCGCATATCTCGATTATTGGGCCACTAATAAATTTTCGTTCGGTTTTGGTGTGCTTAAGAATTGTATTGACGTTGGTTTAGGTGCTGGAAAGATTGTTGCAGGGGACCCAAGCGGCGGGGCTTCTGTGTTGTCGGGGGGTTTATCACTTCTTTCTACAGCTGCTTCAATGGCAGACCTTATGAACGCTCCCCCACATGTCACTTCAAGCGGGTCAGGTCTGTCTTTCATAACAGCCTCATCAGATAGTATATTTAGATTTTATCAATGCACATTGAAGGCACAGGCCGCCAAAGCTGTCGACGATTATTTCACTCGTTTTGGCTATGCAACTAACACCATTAAACAGCCCAACATATCAAGCCGACCGGCCTTTAACTATGTTCAAACCTCAAACATTCATGTGACGGGTTCGGCTCCCGCCGACACAAAGCGCGTGTTTGAAGAAGCTCTTGACCGGGGTATGACGTTTTGGAAGTCTACGGCAAAATTCGGCGATTATTCACAAAATAACGGGGTGTAATCATGAAAAATATATCACTGCCAAGAAACGAGAGAAAACGATTCTATGATTCTATAGTAGACACGACCACAACATATAATTACTATGTAGAACGATTGACTGATATAGCAGTTTCGCGTTTCAAATGGACTGGATTCCCGGATTCAATTGACACACGATTTTTAGAATTGACTTTGTTTGAAAAAGGGCAAGCTGTTGTCTTTGAAGATGATGTCATGGGTCTTCTTTCCCTGAATACCGCTATTTCTGGGTCATGGAATGTGTATAATGTGCCAATTAAGCGCAGAGCATATGCCACTAACGGATATAATAAAAACCTGACAATTGAAAACAGTGTAATAGTGTTTAATAACTATATTAGAACCCCGTCTGTACAGCACATTTTAAATTTTTCAAAAAAATTGGCCAACATAGACGTTACAATTCAAATAAATATCAACACCCAAAAGACCCCAATAGCACTTAAAGCGAATAAAAAACAGCAGTTGAGTGTTTTAAACGCTTATAAAAATTATGACGGAAACGTCCCTGTCATATTCAAAGAAGATGAATTTAAAGACGATTCTATATCTTCAATGTCTTTGGGTGCGCCGTTTGTTTCCCCTGAATTGTATGAACTGAAAACGAAAATATGGAATGAGGCTCTCACGTTTTTAGGCGTTCCAAACATTAGTGAAACGAAAAAGGAGCGCATGATAACCGACGAGGTTCAACGCCAGATGGGTGGTGTGCTGGCGAGCAGAACGTCCTTTATATCAATGCGAAAACAAGCATGTGAAAAAATAAATAAAATGTTTGGATTGAATGTTGACGTTGAATATAATTATGGGGGTGATGGTGATTGTCAAAATACACAACAGAGCTACGATTCATAATTGGCTCGCTTGCTGGGTCGACAGACACGTCATTAACACAGCTTAAAAAAGACATACCAAAAGCTTTACCACTGATATTTGACGGCGATTTGTCTCTTGACCGCCCTCTGTCCATAACCACCTTTGAAACACTGTTTTTAAACCACTTCGCATTTCATGAGATTGGTTTTGAAACATTTGCGCGGTGGAAATATGAGATAAATAATCATTTAAGAGAAATTATACCATATTATAATGACTTGTCTTCATCAACAGCGAAAGAATTTTCTTTCTTCTTAACATCACCTGGGTATACCGACACAATAAATGATGTGACCGGCACTGAAACCACAACCGGGGGCACAACAACCAACAACCTATCCACAGAAACCAAAGCTTCAGAAGATTATACAAGTGCGTATTCTGACACGCCTAACGGCTCATTAACAGACGTTAAAAACCTGAACTATTTAAGCACGGCAACCGTGGACGATAGGACAAACACCCAAACCACCACAAATACGGGCACTGTTAAAACTTCAAACACTGGCGACCAAACTGTGACAAAAAATTATAAGTTAGAACACATTGAAACGATTCGTGGTGAAGACAATTTAAAGGCAATTAAACTGTTCAGAGAGGAAATAAAAAATATATATTCACTCATGTTAGACGAATTCAATGAGTATTTTATAACTTTATGGGGGTAAATTATGCTACAAAAATTAAATCTAATTATGAATCAAACACTGCCTGCTACGTATGACGATTCGCTGAGCTATTATGAGGCGCTATCAAAAATCTGTTATGAGGTCAATGAAATAATTGACAAGATTAACGCGGACGAAGCGTTAATCGCCGCAAATTCGGAGGCTATCACTTCCATCAACTCTCAAATTGCTTCTATTAACAATTCGCTGGAAGCTGACGCGGAAAAAATCCAACAGAACATAACACAAATTAACGGTTTATTGAAAACTATGCAACAGCTGGCAGGGCAAGTTAACAAGCTTGACAGCAAGGTGTCCTCGTTCAGTTCGTCAATTTCTTCCCTTACAACGCGGGTGAATAAAATTGAAAGTGATTTTAATACTGGTTTTGTGACACCCTATATCACATTAACACAAGAATTATTGCCCGGAAGCCCGTCAGACCGCGCGGCCACAAAGGCATATGTGGATAGCAAGGTTTCGAGTCAATTCACGCCGATTGTGTTAACCGGGAATGGAGGCCCCGCCGTTCTAACTCAAATAACTGTTAGATTTGATAAAACTGGGTTGATTATTTATGGGTCAATTTCACAAGACGAATTACCATCCGGCGCTTATGAAGTGTTTACTTCAAGTAGTCTGAAAACTTTAGCTAATGGAATAACGGCTTGGGTTGGGGACGCTTTGGCAAGCAGAAGTATTTCTATTCCCATATTCAAACAGCTTTCTTCTTTGGATTCGCCAACATTTGATAGCGAAAGGTGGTTCGAAATTGGGTTTAATTCGTCCGGGGTTCTTGCTTTCTTTAGCTATGTTAAAGCCTCTGGGGCTTCTACTACCGCACCAAATTTCGTGGCACAGACTGTAATATAAAAGAAAGAGGATTTATTCCTCTTTCTTTTTATTGTTCTGTGTGAATATGATGTTTTTGACTACGGCGCTATAATACCTTTTACCGTCTTTGTCACTATATGTTAATTCACATTCATACACGCAGTAGTCACCCTTTTTTAGATACTTTTCTGCTATTTCACACAGCTTTGTTGTAAATATCGCAATATCAATGAAAGTAGTCTTATCTTGGGATTTTTTTATTGCTAATGAATTTGTTAATACCTTAGACCCGTCTGCACACTCTCTTTTTTCAAAATCTCTAACCAATCTTCCACCAAAAAAACATACATTCATTATTCTAATACCTCTTTCTCTAAATTATCAATCATTCGTTTGCATATTACAATTGCTCTTACGGTGTCATAATTCATAGACAAAGCTTCGTCGCCCTCGCCGACTATAACACCCTGTTTATACAATGCGTTTATAACTTCGGCCAGCTGCCCGTAATTTTCAGACGTGACTTCCTTTGGTATTACATGTCGTTTTAACCAATACATCGTTTTGTCTAAATTGTCGGACAATGCGTGGATTTCGCTTAAGGCACAGGACAAACTCCCATCCAAGCTTGCGAGTTTTGATATGATGTTGTTTTGCCTTTCTTCAATTTTCTCGTAAAAATCTTCTGCCATGTTTAAAAACCTTTCTAAACCTAAATCTAATGTCCTATGAGGACAATATTTACCAGACCAGTGATGGTGTGTGTATGTGACCTCCTCAACCCTCCTTCCAAATATGTAATAAGACAACAACGCTAATAATTGTGCCGCATTCTGTTCAGCCTTTTCAAACCTTTCACCCCCAGACTTAGAATAACAAATTTCTATTGCTATTGTCCTCATATTGCCGTCACCGTGTCCGTCCCCGGAGTGCCATGCGGTTCTGTTTAACGGCAATATTTGAACAACTTCACAATCATCAACCGCAAAGTGAAAACTTCGTTCTTCTCTTGGGTCGTTTTGCAAACATTTGGCCTCATTGATGGCTGGTGCATCGTTTGCAGTGTTGTGTATTGTTACACCTATAGGCTCCATATAATATGGTGACTTGAATTCATACATTTCTTCGGGTATCATGTGTTTATTATATTTCATTTATTCACAACCGTCCTTTTTCGTCAGCGTTCCGAAGAACACGCCCGATCTGTCTCCTCTTACGATTACTTTCTTGTTTAACATTTCTTTTCCTTTCTGCCCGTTACCCGTTAGCGCAGGTTGCTTTATTATTTCGACATTCAGCAATGCCTCTCTCCGTATAGTCCGATCATATTGAATATTTATCAGCTATTCATATTTAACCTCTCTCTTACACCGTTCTATAATTTCTTCACCGTGCCATCTTGACAACATTTGCCCCCATTCGGATAAAAACCATTTTTCAAGCCTATGTCCGCCGCCACACTTTAATTCCATTTTATAATCATGTATGGCCTGTTCTAATATTGCCGCCTGTAACAATATTAGACCCTCATCATTGAAATGCGTTGTATTCATTGTAGTCCTTTATTTTCCAAGTGGTTGGCAAGGTTCTAAGCCCGCACAAGAAATTGGGGTCTTTTGATTTTAACGGACATAAATCACAGCCGGAAGATTCTTCGCACACAGCTTTTATTATCATTAACGCGGT